AGCTGACGCTCCGCCAGTAGTAGCCCACCAAGCCACCGTACTAGAATATTATTGGGACGGTATTATGTGAGGGAATGGGTCAAAAATTGAAACGCTGCTTTTTTTTAACCATCTTTATAACATACAATGCCAGACGAGTGTTGTATTTGTCTAGATGAAATCGTCGTTGCTACCACCGGTTGCGTCCAGCTTGCCTGCTCCCATACCTACCATCTCGGCTGTATTTCCACTTGGTTTCAGAAAAATCCCTCCTGTCCTGAATGCCGTAGTGCGCCCACCGAAAAGGAGGCTCCATCTGCCCTATCTGCCCCAATCACTGATTCATTCTCTTCCTTTATCACTAGTTATATGAATAGGGATTGGGTAGATAGACCAGACATCTATGTATTTGACAATATGTCGCGCGGAGCGTCCGTACCTCGCGCGCCTTTAACGCCCGAACAGACTCGAGAGAATGATGCGCATCTTGTATCAACGCAAACATCGGTTACACTCGATGTTGCGCGGGGTGCTCTAGAACGGTGTAATGGTGATATTGTCACAGCTATCTTAGACATCGTTCAAGAGTCAGAACTCACCTTTGATATTCCTGAAACCTTTGAATTATCTAATACGTCAGAGGATGCCACGACCATCTCCCTTGGGGCGGAGGCAGGGTCGTCGTAAAAATTGGGCTGAAGTGCGATTTGTACTATATAATGTAGTACAAATCGCCATTTTTTGCGCGGCGGCGGCGCCGACGAAAAATCCCGGCGAAGGATAGACCCGCGGATGACGGATGAGGAAATTCGCCAATCTATAGTACATTTACTACGTGCGTATTTTGATAAATCGACCAACATAGACCCCCTTGACACCACGCGCACATATGATGTAGCCGGCGCCCATATAAGTGCGTTAGCCGATATTATTCTCTATACATCGAATCCAATACTCTATTACACAAGCGAAGAGACGACACATGCCATTGCAGCTATACTGCTATCTAATTCTACCCTGCGGTTCAAACTACCAGAGCCACTTATATCTATGATTGCCTATAGACATAGCCGCACAAATATAATGGATAATGAAATCATTAAAATCGCTGCCGATATTGTCTATAGTGCAAAGAAAAATCAAGAATTCTGGGAAAAGAAACGGGACGGTCTACTACAATGGGGTCGTTGTCCTATACAAGATAGTGATACTTATTATCGTTATCGTAATAATGCAGGTCCTCTTGGAATAGAAGGCTGGATTCCCGTTATTATAGAACACCAAGATATTTGGATACGACGAAATCAATTCAATATGTACGATTGGGGTCTAGCTGATAGAGACCAAATTATTCGACCAGATTCCCTCAAAGTACATCTCCACGGAAATCATAATAATTATACACCACGCTATGTCTCGCGTGAATTATTATCCAAATGTCCCAGTCTATACGGAATTAATTCCGATATAAATGAAGATGATTGGATAAAAGTTATTTTACTCCAACAACGTACCTGGATTTATTTCAATTCTAAGAAAATTACTATATTGCCAAAAAGTTCTGTAGCAGATAGTTATATAAAATTTACAACTGCTGTAAGTTTTCCTCATAGTCGTGGTTGTACCTTTTTTGCCGAACGTAACACCCAAGGAAGCGCATTTATAAATTATCCTCCAGAAACTCTCCTAATTGTCAATAATTCCGTTCCATTATTTGTAGACGAAGATGCGCCAGCGCCTAATCCGCCAGACCTTACTACACAAACCGTTGTAGTAGGAACGTCTGATATTATTCACGGATTTCAAGAAACATACGGCGATGAAGATGAGGACTGGTTGCCCGATTATATATTTTGGAGACAAGAATATGAAACTGGTTATCCTAGTGAACGTGTATCGCAATTATGCGATTTAGTTGATATATTTGACAGATCCCCTTATACAAATCGTAAAAAGACATTTATAACAATATTAAATAGAATTTCGAGAGATACTGGCGATATACATAGAGGTGCTTGGATTAGCTGGAATACTCGAGAATATAATACTCCTAGCAAATTTGTTCTTCTCAGTGAACTTATAATAATATATAAATATCATAGCTTTAATTACGAAAATACAGCAGTTGATATACACGAATATATAAGTCGATTAATCGTAGATCTTAATACTTTTTCTCAGGATGTACGGCGTGCACATGAATTTATTACGGAAAGCGATGATGAAGCGGATGACCCACCACCGCGTCCAATAACACTTCCCAAGCGTATTCGTGATATTATTCTTGCCGATGTAATTGCCAAAGGTGATGAATGCTCTATTTTAATGGAGCCATTAACTGCCGAAAATCTTGCCATCACCTCCTGTTTCCATTTTTTCGACAAAGATGCTATTCAAAAATGGATTCAAGGGAATGATACATGTCCACAGTGTAGAGAGCGCACAACAGTATATACCTAGGCAAACTTCAGCACCAGTTTCAACACCCGTGACAGCACATTCAATTGCTGCGGAGTCGGCGTGAGTTTTCCATTTTCAATGTCCCTAATCGTATTTTGCGGAAAGGCACATTGCGTATTCAGTTGCGTCTGATTCCAGCCCTTTGCTACACGTGCGGTAATAATGCCTTGTTTACTTTCGTTTGTGAGTGACTTAGACTTCTTTGGCGCGTCATCTTCAAGTCGTCGTGCGGCTGCGACCGCCGCGCTTACCTGCAGTTTATGAATGTCTGTAGTTGAAGGCGTCTTACGATTTCGAACAACGACTGGTTCCCAATCCTGCCCGTCCATGGCTCTGATACTGGCGTTTTACGTCTATATCAGAGTTCAATTTTTAGATACTAGGTTTTTGGTTTTTGGCTACATCTGTAATATCGGTCCCGCGTTGACCTCCTCCTCTTCTTCTAAGACACCTTCATTGGTGAAGCCCTCATTTTCATTCTCAAAATCTTCTTTATCATAATCCTCAAAATTCTCATCATCGTCGTCGTCATCGTCGCTCATGTTTGCAAAGCCCTCCATATCCTCAAAATCTTCGTCAATATCGCTCATGTCAGAGAAGCCCTCCTCATCCTCAAAATCCTCATCCTCAAAATCCTCTTCGATATCGTGCGCGATATAGTCCTGGAAGCCCGCAGTTACATACGCCTTTTCTAACGTGCCTGCGTTAGCCAATGGAGAATTTTTCGACGCCGAGTGTATCGTCGCAACGGTGCGCTGGATAGCGCCAACCGGTATTCCCGTCAACGAATTCTCTGTAAAATCAACCGGGCACAGTGTCGAGCACTGCTCGGCGGTGAGTACACCGTTCATGCCATATACAGAGGAGGGGTTTGCCGCCGCCTTCGCTTTTGCTCCCGTTGTCGCTGCCGCAAGCTGTGTTGCCGCAACCTTTACCTGAGCCGGCGTCTTTGCCGCCGCGAGTTTCGCAATCGCCGCCTTGACCGCCGGCTTACTTGCTACCGCAGGTGATGTTGCGGCAACAAGCTTCGTGATCGCTGCCTTCGCTTGTGCTGGCGTGGTTGCCGCCGCGAGCGCTGCTGTTGCCGCCTTAATCGCTGGTGTATCAGCCGCCACCGCCGCGCTTGCCGCTACAAGATGGGAGGCAGCGACCTTCGCCTCTATATGAGACGATGCCGTTGCAAGCTTCTTCGCAGCAGCAGTTACCGCCGCCTTTGTCTTCGGCGTAGTCTTTATCACCTTCGCTGCTTTTGCCGCTGCGGTGGCGGCTTTCACAGGAGTATTTGCCTTTGCAACCTTCTTCGCCGCTACTTTTACGGCAGGTTTCACCGCAGCATTTGCCTTCGCCGCCTTAAGTTTCTTAGCGGCAGCAAGCCGCTGGGCGGGTGTTGTCGCCGCCGCAAGATTTCCTGCCGCAGCCTTCACCGCTGGCTGCGCATTCTTAGAGATAGTTGCCGCCGCAAGGTTTGCCGCAGCGGCTTGTATCTGAACCGGCGTTTTTGCGGAAATTAGCGCCTGCGCGGCGGTTTTGGCTGCCGGTGTTGCCTTCGGGTTGGCTACAATTTTTGCTGCTTCTGCCTTTACCTTTGCGATTGCCGCCGGTGTAGAATTTTTTGCATTTGCAACATTCAATGCGGCAATATGTACAGGCGCGTGTACTAATGTCACAGACTTTGCCAGCGGTTTCTTCGCTACTACCTTTTTCTTGAGATTTGCCGCCACTTGAGCCTTATACGCAGCTAACTGAGTAGGATTCAGTTTCGAAAGAACAGCATTAAGCACTACAGGTTTATTTAGTTGTTGTGTGAGCTGAGCTGCTGTTGTTGATGCCAGAACTACCTTTTTAGCTTTCAAATCCTGTAATAAAGCAGCAGTTTTAGCCGGTGTACCTATTCCTTTAATGCCCACTGTATTAAAATACGCAGCTACAGCATTTGCAATTTTAATCTCGTTTGCCGAAGCCGGGACAGGCATTGGCGCCGCAAATTTCTCAATCGTTGTACCACACGGTAAAAAATAAAGAACGCCCGTTAACAACACAATCATAACTACGGCAACAATGAGTAACGTTGTTAGCTCTTTTGCCATTTCTAATTAATATGAATGTTTTCATATTTACGATCTGTAAATTGGGCTAATTGTACGCTCATAAATCTCGCGAATGTCTTTATCTTCACCTACACAGAACTCAATCATATACATCGCACCAATAACCTCACGAAGCGCTTGATGAAGGGCAATCGCCGCCACCTCTTTCTCAGCCGTCCCACCAATAACAATTGTCATATAATCGCTACTATATGTCTGTGCGATTTGTAGCATCATAGAAAACTGCTTCTTAATCGTAGACGTCCACATTGATGTAGATGTTGGTACATCTGGGAGGTATACATGGTAAATGCCATCCTTTTTCTCCATTTCACAACTTAGAAGAGGTATGTCTTTATTTGTACCCAAATGAAAGACAAGGTTGTAAGTAGGGGCGGAACTAATCGTTGTTAGCGTATTATGGAAACGAATCATCTTCATGTGCGTGAAATCGTAATTATGAATTACCATTTCGTGTAGAGTTTTAAAGGACTGAGGTTAATTTGTATAGTACTTGAACGAATCACTTTTTTCGTCTAGATTCGGACCAAAACGTTTGAACTCATTCGACCCCGTATCTGCTTCGGGACGGTAATCGTAGCCACGGAGTTCGCCAGTCGACCACGCGCGCTGTGCGTCCCTTGGAAAACTTCCATACGGTACATCACCCTCCTCTGCGCCAAAGGGTGCCGGCTCGAACCCCTCTTGGATTTTCACCGGTCCCAGCATAGGATTGTTCGGGTCCGTTTCCTTGAATTCATCTAACGGACGAGGCGCCGAAAGAAATCCATTCTCTGATGCTCCCACCGCATCACCGACCTTCTCTGTCATAATACTATCAGCGCCATAGGTACCACGGCTTGCGGACGCAGGCACCGGCGGACCTGACGGCATCGGGATAGGTGGGCGATTCGCATACATCACCGTCGAAGCAGATTCGTTAGCCGACGGCGCATTTGCTACAGTACGGTCAGGGTGCGACGGTCCGTTCATCTGTCCCTGAAACATATCATCTGATACAGGTTGGGCTCGAACATTCTGATATGTATCAAGTCCCTTTAGCGCTTTACGTACATTGCGATTAAACATTAGCACCGCCGTCAGGAGTAATAGCGAAATACCCACCGCCGGGTAGGTGCTAAATAACGCGATCGCCAATACAACCAATACCACCGCTGTTACCGGCGATGACGTCACCTTATTCGATAATGTAAACATCTTTGTGGCAATAGCAGTTGTCAACGCCAAAACAACCACCGTTAAGCCTACCTCAACTGGAGATATTGCCGAACGTGCCATTTCACTCTATTCACGCCCACGATAAAAAATGAAGCATCTTTAACAATATTAGTGTTTTAAACTAAGATGTTACCAATTCGCGCCCTTTCCGCTAAAGGCTACTCCGTCGCAAAATCCGAACTTACCCCTGCCCAAGTATCTCTTATCAAAAAGGAGTTAACCGTATCGGCGGTCGGTCCTGCCGCCTTTACTGCCGGACTCCCCAGTTTCAAAGTCTACCTTGAATCCGCCGAACGATTCTATTTACCCGTTGCCTGGGGTCTCACACAATTTGGAGCGGCGTTGACAGATATTCGTTCCAAAGGCGACCCGTTACCGTCTGGACTGAAGTTTAACGGTGAACTTCGCGTACATCAAGTCGCAGCACTCGAAGCGTTTCGCGATACCGGACATAATGGAATCATTTGTCTACCCTGTGGATACGGCAAGACGTTTACCGGCATTGCCGCCGCGCTCGAAATCGGGAAGTGTTTCCTCATTGTTGTTCATAAAGAGTTCCTTGCCGACCAGTGGTCCACCGAACTTAAGGCTCTTGTACCAGGTATTCGCATTGGTCGTATTCAAGGTGAGAAATGCGATATTGGACCCGACATTGATGTTGCGATTGCGATGATTCAAACCATCTGCTCTCGTAACTTTATTGCCGGCACGTTTAATCACTTCGGGTTTGCGATTTTCGACGAAGTCCATCACCTTGCCGCCGAACATTTCAGCCAAACATTACAGCGCGTCCACTGTCCTAAAATGCTCGGACTGACCGCAACACCTAAGCGTAACGACGGACTCTCAAAAGTATTTACCTGGTATCTCGGCTCCATTGTCTACCAAATTGCTCGTCGACCCAAAGACGATACCGTTCGTGTAGAATGTCTGCGCTATACCGATTCCGACGATGCGTATACCGAAGTAAAATGCGATTGGGCGGGCAAACCCATACGCGCCTGTATGATTAATAATATCGCAAACTTCGGTCCACGTACTACCGCAATGATTGAGTGGATTGCGCCGTGCCTTGCTGAAACCGGTCGACGGTTGTTGGTCCTCTCCGACCGCCGCGAGCACCTTAAAGAGTTCGAAACCGGCTTTAAGGCTCACGGTATTGACTCAATCGGCTATTACGTCGGTGGAATGAAACAGAAAGATTTAGATATAACCGCTACAAAAACGGTGATTCTTGGAACCTTTGCGATGGCATCTGAAGGTATGAATATTCCTACGCTCAATGCGGTATTACTTGCGACTCCGAAGAGTAGTATCGAACAGTCTGTAGGTCGTATATTACGAATTAAACCCGAAGACCGTACAATTCAGCCTCGTATTTACGATGTCCTGGATACTGCCTTTCCCGAATGTTTCGGTCAATGGTCGCGTCGTCGTAAATTCTACCGCGATTGCGGCTATACGGTGAAGTTCTCTACGGATGAAAGTACAGATTCGTCCGAAACGGAAGCGCCCGCCGATGCCGAAGGCTGTCTCATTGTAGATGATTAATCGCATGGTACTATAGGAATGAGTTACAATAACGGACCCCAGCCGCTTCAATTGACAACAAATAATGACCCTAACCTCTGGCGTACTAACTCATATTATCAGCGGCGACAGGCGCAACGCAATGCCACCCGCACGCGTAAAAATAAACCTGGAATTGCCAACAAAATAAGACGTTGGTTCACAGGGAAGACGCCTCTACCCAATAGCTCTCAACGCCGAACGCGCCGGCGGCTGCGCGGCGGCAGCGCACGAATTATGTACGAATAGACACTTAGGGCGTATTTGTCCTAAAGACATTCGGCGAATAAACTGTAAGATATGTCCTCCCCGTTCAAAGTATATATCATATACCATAAATCTCTTTATCGCGAGAATACCTCCGAGTTTACATCAGACGAACTATCAAAGTATTTTGTCTGGGTTGCCGTAAATGAGAAACTTATAAAAGATAAAGCCGATTGGATTCCACCGTCGGCGCATATTGAAGAATACAAACTACCTGTATTTTCGCCGCTGCTACAAATGACGAATTTTTACCAAAATAGTGTATTTTTCCATCTATATTGGAATCGTTCTATCATTACAACCAAGTATATAGGATTCGGTCAATATGATATGTCGTTCACAGCAAATATATTGCGCGCAATTGACACAAAAGTTCGCGAAAGCACCGACAATAAGATATTTGGTGCTTACCCTTATCATATTGGCGTCGCAATGGATATTTTAAATCCCGCGCAGTGGACCGAACATTTGGTTAATCCTTACAATAAGTATTATAATACATCACATACATTGGTAAGTATTGAACGTATACCGCTTTTTCTAATGCATACTTTCATTATGCCGACCTGGTTTTTTATTCATATGATGGGCTTTGTCGAGTCCGTTTATCCGTCAATTCTCAAAGCGCTACAGTGGGATACACGCCATCTAGCAGGTACATTGGAGCGTGTGCTCGGAATGTGTATTGCTTTCGGTATTCACGAAGGTAAATTGGTTGAAGTGCTACAGTTAGACGGCGTTCGGCATATTGGTACGCAACATACAGGGGACGATCTACGTGGTATAGAGGCGGGTAAGGCGTAATTGTCCTTCCCGATTATTTACAAATAATATATGAGTAAAATAGGGAATGTCATCGTCCGGTAAAAAGGTTGTTACCGCAAATCCTGCGTGGATGCTACTTAGGTCATCAAGACCGCCGCCTGGCTCAGGTCTCGGATTCAATACATCTATGAATAAGAAGCCCAAACGTAACTTATCACCGACACCTACTACGCGTAAAATGGGCTCTCCGCCGCCCTCACCTAAGCGTCCTAAGAAACAGCGTGGCACGCGTCGCCGTGCTCGCAGCACCCGTATTATGTACGAGTGAGGTGTTAAAATTGAAGATTTTTTATGTTATCTTGTGTTTCTAACACAATAAAACATAGTGTAGTGCGGACTACAGTGCCGGTGCCTGTCGGGCACGTGGTTATTAAGGTAAGGCGACCTACCTTTCAGGAGTTTATGCTGGCGCCGGCACCTAACTGGTTTTGCTGTCGGTATCCGGTTGCGTGCGGGCGTGTTTGATGCTGTTTGGTGCCGGTTTTGTGGTTCTTTTCATATACGCGTTCGGTGGGTTTCTTCCACGTTAGGGCGGGGCAAAAAAGTTGAATCAGGTGTTTCACATTATGATTATTTTTAAGCATAATGACGACGGTTGTTGGTAATCCTGTTGTTTTAGTAGTTCCTAATACGGTCCAGGACTACGTTACACCGGCTCCAGTTGTGCCGGTTGAGCCCAAGATATGCTGTACGCAAAAGGTTGTCGGCGCATCTATTGGATTTATTGGAGTTGCTATCGGAGTTGCGTGTGGAGTTACATTTGGCGTATATTACCGAACTTGCTAATGGCGACGAGTTGCCCGTTTTCCCTTACGTCCCTTACGTCTGGTGCCTCCACGAGCAACCTTTGCCGCTGTATTCGACGCTTTTAGCACATCGGCAACCTTAGATACATTTGTTCTTTTAAGTTTTTCAATCAATCCTTTTGCGTGTCGTATTGACGCATCAATATCTTTTTTTTGTAATACTACACTCGCTATCCGTAAAATCTCGCTACGGCTTTTCATCAATCCTGAATCCTTATCAATTCCCTCATCTACCGCAGCAACTAATCGTACGTTTGTTGCCATCCTCTACTTATATTCCTGAATTTCTTACTTAATATTTAATGCCGGCGGCTGTTACGCTTGCTCTTCTTCGCGTTCTTGCGGCTCTTACGATTATTCTTACGGCTGTTCTTGCGGTTGCGGCGTCCACCAACAAACGCCGGTCCTGTACGCGCCGCCACCGGCCACACCTCGTTGAACGCCGAAACACCGTCCGGTAAAAATACACCCTTATCTGTCGAGGGAGAGAAGGTGAAGCCCGCCGAGGACGCATTATACACCGGCAGCGACGAACCAGGAGCACGGTAGCACTCCTCCGCATACGCATTTGGTGAACCGTATAAGCCGCCCGCGCGCTGTTTTTTGCGTAGTGTACGACGACCGCCGTGCATGAACGATTTGTTCAAGAGACCCTCGCTCGCACCTACAACACCCGCTGTTGTTCCTGCCGGCGATAATGAGTAAAGATCCGCCGGAGCACGGGGGTCGGGATAGCCTGGCGGCGGGTTCAGGGGGTTCGGAGCGCCCGCGCGACCGTCGCACGGCACCGGCACATTATACGCACCAACATTCGGACCGGCACCGCCAACGCTTTGGCTCGGATCTACCGCAAATCCATAAGTGCCACCCGCGCGCTGTCTACGGGTGCTACGGCGTTTGCCGCCGCTGTAAGGCTGGTTGTTACGCATTGATAAGCCGGTATATGAGGGGGCGCCGCAACCGCAGCCACCGCCCATCATACGAGGCATACCGCACCCGCAGCCGCCTCCGCGCTTTGCTAGACGACGACGGCGAGACCGACGACCGCCCGCCATCGGTGTCTGAGCCAACGCTAAACTGGCGTTTGTAACCTGGTTATACTGTTCGCCGGGACGACCCGTCCAAGAGCAGTCGCTGTAAGGATTGGTGACCGCATACTGTCCCAATCCCGTTTGGTTCTGCCAATCGCCTCCAGACTTTGTATCAACCGGAAAAAGTGTGCCCTGCGCGCTGTAACCTCCGCCACGGCGGCGATTTATACTTCCGTGAAGCCCGTGCTTCTTATTCATTCCACGGCGTAACGCACGGTTCATCCTCTATCTTACCCCATGGTTTTTTTTGCCTCAGTCAGGACAGATTGAATCTCCCATTTATCGAATTGTTTATTATGAATCGCAGCAACCGTGATATTCTCTAAATCCGCCAAACGTAGAGCCCTACTAATCGCCAGAGTTCTGACAAGTCCCAAGCCCAAACGCTCCTCACCGCGCCACACTGAGTAAACATCGGGTCCCATTTCCTTTTTGAGTTTGAAAACCGTCTCACCTGGTGTTGAGTCCTTCACAGTCTGAGTGACAGGAGTGGGTTCAACCTTCGGCGGAATCCAAATAATCCGCTTCGAATTTGCCCCATTCAGAACGAACTCAACAACCGTATTTGTATCAGACTCCTGTATTTGCGCTTGTAGTTCATTTACGGACATATACTGTGCTAGAACGATTTCGATTCCCTGTAATTCTAACATTGGTTTATAATGGTTGTTGATGAAATCGGCAACAATACGCTCCCAGCGCTCTTTAAACGGCTTCGTATGCCAAACTGGGGCGCCTTGCCACGTCAGGACATCTTCGATGACAAGTTGCTTTACACGGTTGAAATATACTGAGAAAATGGCGCCGTCTGTAAGAAGTGCGGGGGAAAGGCGAAGACGGAACCGCTGCGGACCCATCTTTGCCGCAATAGGTGGCAAGTACACCGCGTATCCTAGATTGGGTACAACCGCAAGGAATCCTGAAAGGATACCACGTGGTCGAATGCTTGCGACGACTTTCTCTTTACGAACAAGGGCTTTATCGGCTCCGTTATCTGAATACATACGGCTTATACCAAGAACTTTACCGCGCGCGCCCCATCCATTCTTACCAACGTACTCTTCGGCGACGGCGACCCAGTCCATTGCGATGTGTGGGGTATATTTATATTATGTTGTGCGGCGTTTAGACCGCGCGGACTAGGCAGTCTAAACAAGTCAGTAATTTATCCCTATAACAATGCTTGTCGTTTATTCATTTATTGGGCTGTTGCCTGAATACGCAGTCACCACCGTCCATCAGTTACGTTTATTTTACGACGGTCCTGTATTCTTCATCGTGGACGATCTTACAAGCCCTTATACATCTATACTTTATTCAAAGTATGGAGTGGAGATCGTACCATACTCTGATGTAGTCGACCACGACTTTCTTGCGCTAGCATCTGTCACGAAACTGACATATTGTATGCGAACTCTTGTAGGTCGCGAATTTCTCTTTTTACGCGCATTTGAACGATTCTATCTTCTACATAACTTTATGATGAGCTCTGGTGCGACAAATGTATTATTCCTCGAACTTGATAATCTACTCTACGATAATCCTATTACGTGGTTACCAACACTACAAAAAACCGATATAGCATATCTATTTGATAATATAAATCGGGCGTCAGGGGGTGTTACATATGTAAAAAATGCCACAAGTTTAAAGAAACTACTCGACTCGTTTAATGTACGAGTTCGCGCCGGCGGAGAAACAATAGACGAAATGGATGCCCTTTATACATTTTGGAAAAATAATCATGAAACAGGTGTTGTACAGTTTTTACCTATTTATTGGAACGATCCCTCTATAGCCTGGCAGGCACATACCTCGGCGCTCAGTTTTTCCGATAGTATATTTGATGCCGCTGCCCTTGGTATATGTATTGGTGGCATCGACCCGGTTCATAGTGATGGTGTAGTAAAATATGGAGTACATTGGCAATTTAGTTTAATAGACTATACAAAGTGCACGGTAGAGTGGCGTGTTGATGACAGGAACCGTCGTATTCCATATATTTGGAGTGGTTCTAAGTGGCTTCGAATCAACAATTTACATATTCATTCGAAGTTGTTACAGCCTATGCTGTCGTTGCCTATATCATAGAAAATGAACTATTCATTTCCGCGTCGTCAAAGGCGCCTACACCCTGCATAAAATCACCACCATTTTGTATCATTTCCGGCGAATAACCAGCGGCATTGTGGGGACCCGGCGACGAACGCTCACTACCTAATCCCGACGGTACAATACGCCCGACACCTGGCTTCTGGCGATGTTCTATCATCTGTTCAGGATGACGTAAGTTGGATCCAAACTCCGCATCCATAAATGCTACACGGTTTAGTGGGTCGGTCGCCTCTGGATTCTCGTAATGAATCGCCGGTGGTGTGCGTTGTAAAGGCTCGGGTAATCGCATATCCTCCTCCGTCATTCCCACCGGCACCGGCATAGGTTTTGCCACCGGCGGTCGTTGCCGTGTTGTCATCACCGGAGCTGCCGTTTCTGGTGTCTCATAACCCCCTGTCACCCCATCAGGCGATTGTTCATCATACACCTGTGGTGGTGTATACGGTTGCGTCGGCATTGTCATCTCAAGTGTCGGCTGTACGTGCTGAACTGTAGGCAACCCTTGCGATTGGGCAAGCACCGCCTGTAAATGAGAATCTATCTTTGTATCCAGCATACGCGGATAATTTGAGGCTTTTACAATATGATATCCAAAAAAGGCAAAAATTCCAACAATCACGACAAGAATAACCCACGCTACAGGTATCCGGGTTGCCATATGTTCTACTACTCGTGTTCCTGAATTTTGATTCGCTAAATCCACGCAAAATAATTCTGTCCGCCCAAAGAAAACCATGGCGACCGAATTTTCTGCTTTTGCCGATTTGTCGGGAGTTGTTCAGTCGCTCGTAAAGGAACTTGAGGGCAAGGTCCTATCTCAGACTGACCTCATCAAGCACCTACCTAAGTTCGTCCTTGTTGCCTGGACAAGCAATCTATCAATTGATAAGGCGGAGGCGCAGATTCTCGCCGCTGTCAAGCACCTCATTGCGAAGTTTGTACCCGCTGCGCAGCAGGCTGCCGTGATTGGTTTTGTTGATGCGGCATTCCCTGCGATCGTGATTGCGTTAAATGGTTTGATTGAACAGGTGAAGGCGGAGGTCTTAAAGAAGGCGACGGGCGCGCTGGGCGATGTTGGGAAGAAGGTTGAGGCGGTCTGTGCGACGTCATGCCTCCCGTGGTTCTTTGGTTGCCTGAATAAGGTTGCGAAGGAGGTCCCTGCCGCTGCGCCTGCGGTGGCTGCTGTTGAAACCGCTGTCGCGGCTGATGTACCTGCCGTGGTTGAGGAGGTGACGGCAGCAGCGAATTCTGATATTGCGGAGGCTCTTGCTCCCGCTCTTTCATCGGTGAAGGAGGATGAGCCTGCTGAAGCCAAGGCGGAGTAAAGATATTTAGCTGTTTGAGAGTTGCCTGGATATCTGACATTGTGCCACGAATATAGAGTAAATTACCGGCTTTGATATGCCGATCGAAGATGACCTCTTCGCTCCACATATCATCTATGGCGAGCGGGGGCGCTTGAAGCGGCGACTGCGTGACTTTTTCTAGAAGAAACTTGTCGGTGCCGTGCTCGTAGTCGGCAACCGGTGTGCGTTGCTCTGCCTGCCATGCCGTATCCCAATTTGGACTCGGCTGAATAAACCCCCAGTGTTTGCCCCACCGGACCACATGCTGTGTATACCGGCGTGCCTTGGTGTGGCTTATGTGAAACTCCTGGACTGCTTTGCCGCTATACGTCAGTAAATACGACATTTGGTGGGGGCAGGGTTGTTATATTAATAACGCTGTGCGGTATTTAAACCGATTAGGTTTTAAGTAAAAAAATGATTAACATTGTTAATATTTAACAATTGTTATATTTATACTATGAAGTATCCTGAGGAATTTGATACAACCGATGAACTGCGTGATTATGTAATACGTCTAATAAGAAATACTGGGTTATCAATAAGTCTTAAACAGACACATCCAGATGTTTATATATTCTTTAAATCCTTATTTCAAAGGCATCCTGAAAAGGAAAGGAAGGGAGTTGCACTTATTAATGATATTAGTATTCGTCGGTTTCCAAAAGCAAGTCCACATGGTACTCTAGCTGTTACAGATCATCAATTCTTTATTATTAAAAATGATGGAACTGAGGATTCTATTTCATGGAATACCTGTGTAAAGGGTGCAATAATCTCTGTTGAAAAGCGACTCAATTGGGCAATGAGGTTAGCGATTGAAGACCAAATTAAAGATTTCAAATGTAAAAATGTTAAGCCATGCGAATTCTGTGGAACAACCACAAATCCTACAGTTAACCATATAATTAAATTTAAAAAACTAAAAGATGACTTTCTTATACTAAATCCTGTACATCCAACAGAGTTTAGTAAAAATAACTTAGCACAAGAAATATTCCGTGAAGAAGATAACAAATATTCGGAACTTTGGCAGGAATACCATCGTCATACTGCAACTTTACGAATTCTTTGTAAAGAGTGTAATCAAAAACTTGATAATTATGGTGCTCATCATATATAAAACAACCTGTTTAAAATGCACGGGTAAAATTTGAAGGCATTTAAGCCACGGCAGAATAAGACAAAACAACGATGTGGTGCCTTATTCTACAGCCCAAGGGTACAACCCGCAATGCAACGCTGCCCGCCGATCGTACCGAAGTCCTCGACTGTGATGCCGCCTGCGCCCTTCTTCGTCGTGCCACCGCGCCCGAGCTTATCGGCACGTTCAAGTGGGGGGCTATGACGGTGTATCTATTTGGCTACAAGACAGGTAAGGCAGGCACCGAAAATAAGCACGAGCTCCCACCGCCCCACGATACGGTCCTACTTTTCGGTGAGGCGCTTCTCTGTGCTACGCAGGGCGGCGCACTCATCTCCTTTGACGCCACAATGTTTAAAAATTTCTACAATGAACTTAATGGTGGCTTTGATGATGTAGAGGACGACGAAGAGGAGGAGGATGATGAAGAGGAGGAAGAAGAGGACGAAGAGGAAGCTGCCGTCGAAGAGGATGAAGAGGTTGTTGAAGAAGTACCAGAGGACGACGAAGAGGAAGCGCCTCCTGTTCGCATTGTCAAAGTCGTCAAAGCAAAAAAGGGTTCAAAGAAGGTTCCTGCCTGGTTTTCTCTAGAAGAGCTTGTCGCCGAAGAGTATGAACTATAACTATTATACCTCCATAATGACCTGTTGATCGAGAGGTAGTCTTTTTGCAATCGCTGAATACTGTTCGTCGATATAATCGTTTACATCATCGCACACATTATACAACCACTTTGTAATGGACTCAGAACAATAGACAAATATATACAGTGCGGCGGTAAGTAAGGATAGCATCGTCCAAAAGCCTAGAAAGAAAGCATGGAAGTCGAACATTTGTTACTCATCCCCTGTTTCAACAGCATCAAACTCAATTTTTTTATAATTTATATGGCTAAACTTCTCTCTGAAACGACGTACTTTACAGAGCGCCTTTTCAGAGTTCATCCTAAATCCTTCGTGGCAATGCTTATTACCGCACCAGCAAAAGTTGGTTTCCAAAACAACTTTTTGGGTACGTTGGCATACCTTACGCCACTTTCCATTTGTTATAATAATACGTTTATTTCCCATGGCTGTGCGAATCGGCACGGCAAGGTTGTAAAATTCAATTTTTGCCACCCAACAAAAAATGACGCTTAAACGCTCGGCGTTTTGTAAAGTCAAATGTCCGTTGCCCGTGATAAAGTTCGCGCCGTGATTCGCGCCCGCTGCGCTGCGCTTTCTCCTGCCGAGCAGGTCGACCTTGAGCGTGGTATCTTCAATTTCACCCTTGAGGACGCAAAGAATCGCTCCATTCGCCGTGTATGGGAGAATCCTGAATTTCAGACATTATATGAGATTTGTGCGCGGCGCACCATTTCAAATATTGATACCGGCTCGTATGTTGGCAATGTTCGCCTTATTGAACGAATGAAGGAGGGTGAATTCAAGCCGCACGATATTGCTGCTATGCCATTCACCGAACTTCACCCCGAGAAGTGGGGCAACTACGTAGAAATGTCGATTAAGCGTGAGGCGAAGATGCTTGAAGTCGATAAGTCGGCGGCGACCGATATGTTCCGTTGCTCCAAGTGCGGCAAGCGTGAGTGTACGTACTACGAAATGCAGACGCGTTCGGCAGATGAGCCGATGACCCAGTTCATTCGGTGCTTGAACTGCGGTAAGCAGTGGCGTCAATAAACTGGCGACGGTATAGGATGTTTTTAACTATACTCACCTACAATACGCACGGTCTTCCCTGGTCCCGTGATACATCCGTGGAAATTTGTGAATGGCTCAAAATACAGCGACCGCAAGTTATTTGTCTACAAGAAGTGTTTGTAGAGGCGAACCGGCAATACTATAAAGAGCATCTTGAACGTAACGGCTACCACGTTTTGATACCACGCGACGGCGGTGTGACTCTTGTAAATAGCGGACTTCTTATGGCTTTTTTGACTGTGCGGTTTGACTACATAAGCGAATGTTTTTATCCATATCTTGACTATCATAATGTGGAAATCTTTGCCAATAAAGGTTTTTTTGCTGTTACACTTCGCGATCGCGCGACTCGACGCGTTGTAGTCATTGCAAATACTCATATGCAAAGTGATACCGAACTCGAATGGATTTTCGGACGGAAAGTTACATATGATATACGAAAAGCGCAGCATCAACAAATCTTGAAGGCGCTGTCAGGACATAATGCCGCTGTACTTGTTGTCGGTGATATGAACTGCGAACGGTCGCCCGAATCACTCGTTCGTTATATGACACCCGTAGACGAAAGTCGGTTGAAGAAAGCAACGTTCTATTCAACCGGCGAAGACCTGGACCACGTCGCGTGGCTTCCCTTACAATGGGCGCGACCTGATTGTCAATTCTGCGATTTTGTGCGACGCGGACCGCGTCTTCTTGGTTGCCAGGTCTTTCAGAAACCCTGGAGCGACCACGCACCAGTCTTATTTTCGGTTTTTCTCCCCTTGATGTTAGTTCACCCAGGCAATACGCGCGCGGCGGCGGGTTTGACGACGGCTACGTTGGGCGCGGCGGGTCTTCCTTGACATCTTATCCTCTCTTACATTGATGTATGAAAAATATAATGACGGTGTAGGGAATGGCGCGAAACGTATTTATGCTAGGATGGTATATCGCAGCGTTTATTCTATGTATATTTGTCGTCGGGGCAGCCTATTATATTTCTTCAACCGGCGATGAATGTAAGGTTCTAGAAACAATCCAAACTCCCAACGGCGTCGTACAAATCGTCAACGACGAATGTAAAGAAGCCCTACCACATACAACCGATAAAAATACGATTCGTATGACAAAAGGTGTATGGTCCGGCACACGTCGCAATGACGTCCTTTTTCACGAGCGCGTTCACCTCGATCAGAAACGCGTACCACGCGATTGGGCG